CTGATTAACGTACCCCCTGAGCATGCTAAGAGTACGGTCATCACAGTCAACTACTGTGTCTATAGAATTGCGATGGATCCGAACGTCAAGATTACCATCGTCTCCAAAACTCAAGAACGCGCCAAAGAGTATCTCTACTCCATCAAGCAACGCCTCTCTCATGAGCGGTGGGCTAAACTCCAAGCAGTCTACGGTTCTGCTGGTGGCTGGAAAGAAGATGCAGATACTTGGAAGGCTGACCGAATCTACCTGTCTCGAGACTCAACCGAAAAGGATCCTACGGTACAAGCCCTAGGTATCGGTGGTCAAATCACTGGTGCTCGTTCTAACCTGATTATCCTTGATGACGTAGTAACTACCTCCAATGCCCATGAATGGGAAAAGCAACTGCTCTGGCTACAGCGAGATGTTGTAACCCGTCTAGGTGATAATGGAAAGTTACTTATCGTAGGAACTCGTATTGCTCCCAATGACTTATACCGAGAGATACGAAACCCAGAACATTGGACTGGTGGGAAAACTCCCTTTACTTACTTTGCTATGCCAGCCGTATTGGAGTATGACGATGATCCCAAGAAATGGGTTACGCTATGGGCTAAAAGCCACATTCCATGGGAGGGTTCAGATGACGATATTACTCCCGATGAGAACGGCTTATATCCAAAGTGGGATGGCGAAGCACTATTCCGCAGACGATCTGAAGTTAGCCCTTCAGCATGGGCGTTGGTGTACCAACAGCAAGATGTCCAAGAAGATTCAATATTCCCTCCTGCATGTGTACAAGGTTCAGTCAACCGCATGCGAAAACGAGGACCTCTAAAACCTGGAGTACCAGGACATCCTAAAGAAAAGGGTGCGTTCTATACCATCATGGGGCTAGACCCTGCGATGAGTGGTAACACTGCTGCTGTGATTATGACAGTAGATAGAAATACCAGAATGCGCTACATCTTGGATGTAGAGAACATGAAAGACCCTAACCCTCAAAAGATTCAACAATTGATTGAAGGATGGGTATCTAAGTATAGCCCGCAAGAATTGCGTATTGAAATTAACGCGCACCAGAAAGCCTACTCACTAGATGAAGAGTTGCGCTCCTATCTTGCTAACCACGGCGTAAAGTTTTCTAGCCAGTTTACTGGAAAGAATAAATGGGATACATCATTTGGTATCGCTGCAATGAGTGGTCTGTTTGGAACAATGCGTTCTGGAGATCACCAAAACGACAACTTGATTGAACTACCTTCACAAGATTTATCAGAAGGCATCAAGGCACTGATTCAACAACTCATCACATGGAGACCCGAAACCAAAGGACCTACCGACTGCGTGATGGCTTTGTGGTTCTGCGAACTACGAGCGCGTGAGATTATCACTAACTCTCGTATTAGCCAAAGTTACTACGCTAATAGGTGGGCAACTCCACGTCAATTAGAAAATCGTTATCTAGTTAATGTTAACGATTACGAAATGTCAATGTATGAATAGGACTGTTAATGGCATTTGATATCAAACTAATCGCTAAGAAGGTTGAGAACTTAAAACATCTCAATGCTGAACGCGATGCACGTATGGCAACACTACAGGCTGTGCGCAAAGGCAAGATGGGTGAAATCTTTTCTGATTTCTTCCCAGAAGGCGCATCTACACCTATGGTTGCCAACTTTGTTGATGTTGCTGCCAGAGACTTAGCAGAAGTTTTAGCCCCGCTCCCATCCTTTAACTGTTCTACAACTAACGTCAACTCTGACCGCGCACGTACATTTGCTGATAAGCGCGGCATGATTGCCAACAACTATGTTTATAACTCAAGGCTTCAATCACAGATGTACTGGGGTTCTGACTGGTACTTCTCCTACGGATTCCTACCAATCCACGTGGAGCCTGATTTTGAATCGAATTTGCCTCGCATACGCGTAGAGGACCCAATGGGTGCTTACCCAGAATTTGACCGCTTCGGTCGTTGCGTGGCATATGCAAAACGTTATAAAAAAACGGTAGCAGAACTTATCAATGAATACCCAGAATATCGCGGGGCTATTCTGGGTAATCTTGGTTTAGACCAAGGTAACGTAGAAATTGAAGTTATCCGTTACACTGATAAGAACGTTTCTGTTATGTATCTTCCTACTCGTCAGAATACAGTTTTATCGTATGTGAAAAACGTTATGGGTAAGATGACAGTCAAAGTGGCACGACGCCCATCTATTGACAATGAATCTCGTGGTCAATTTGATGATGTGCTCTTTGTACAACTTGCTCGCGCTCGTTTTGCTAACCTTGCAATGGAAGCAGCGGAAAAGTCAATCCAAGCACCAATGGTTGTTCCTCACGATGTGATGGATTTACCTATGGGTCCAGATGCGATTATTCGTACTGTTGAACCACAAGGTGTTGGCAGACTTAAACTAGAAATTCCTAATGGCACATTCCAGGAACAAGCAGCACTCCAATCTGAACTTCGGCTCGGTGCTCGTTATCCTGAAGGACGCACGGGTAATATCGATGCGTCAATTATTACTGGACAAGGCGTACAAGCACTACTTGGCGCATTTGATTCCCAGATCAAAGCAGGTCAAACGATTCTATCTGAGACCTTTGAAGATGTTATCTCTCTTTGCTTTGAGATGGATGAAAAACTTTTCAATCAGAAGAAGAACGTACGTGGTATTGCACAAGGTGCTCCATACGAATTAGAGTATCTACCAAGCAAAGATATTAAAGGCGATACATCAATTGAAGTACGCTATGGCTTGATGGCAGGCTTAGATCCTTCACGTGCTCTTATCTTCTCACTCCAAGCACTTGGTGCTGACTTAGTATCTAAAGATTTTATTCGCAGAGAATTACCATGGAGCATCAATACAACACTAGAAGAACAACGCATTGAAATTGAAAAGATGCGTGATAATTTGTCAGCAGCAATTACAGCAACTGCGCAAGCAATTCCTGCTATGGCTGCACAAGGTCAAGATCCTTCTGCCTTAATTAAAAACATTGCAGAAGTTATCGACCGCAGACGAAAAGGGGACAGTATCGAGAATGCTGCTCTTGCTGTGTTTACGCCTGCTCCTGCAGAACAACCAGCACAGGGACAGCCCGAAATGGTTCCGCCAGGTTCACAGGGTCCAGTTGAGACGCCCCCGTCCCCAGTCACTCCTGGGCAACCCTCTGGCGGAGCCCCTCAACAAGCAGCACCAACTGATTTAGGATCAATTTTGGCAGGTTTAGGAGGATAACGTGGCTACGAGAAAAAAACCAACTTCACAGAAGAAGGTCAAAACCGTAGAGGACGAGCAATACTCCGAACTTGAAATCTATTGCATCTGGCTTAATGAATACTACAGTTCATTATTAAAAGCAGGATTCAAAGCAGATGTAGCACTTTCTATCATTATGGATAAAGATTCATATCCTGCATGGGTTAATTTCAAATTACCAACTGATACAGACATTAAAAAATATTTAGATGAGGATGAGGACTAATGAAACAACAAGTACCAATGCCGTCTAAGTTCTCAAACCGTACTGATAATAATCTTAGTCAGCGTACTCAAAACATTCAGCGTAAGGCTAGAATTCAAAATGTTTCTGGTGGAGCATACGGCGAGCGTAAGGCAAATCAAGAGATTGCTAGCGGTGCTGTTATGGAAAATGCTAATACACGTGAATCACGAATTCCAGTACCGCAAGGAAACCCATTAGCAGCAAACTTGCGTACACAGGGAGCATTTGACCCAGGAGATCAAAATACACCGCTATCACATGGTGCTAATGGTGGTCCTGGCGCAGATGCCAGCATTAACATGCCAGTCGTAGATGATATTTCAAATGGTTCTACTCTTGCTAGAGCAATGCTCATGGCTAATCCTTCTCCACAATTAATGAGAATCGTAGAAGCATTTAACGAAGCAGGTATTTAGTGGCGGGTACACCAACCTTATCGCCTGCTGCTCAGGCTTTATATTCTAACCAACGAGATGCAATGCAGCGCAATATTGCCATCCAAATGGTTAATCTTACGCCTGATAAGTATACAAACTTTAATTCCATAAGCAACAAGTATCCAAACATCAGTAAAGATCTTGTTATGGCTATGGTTCAACAGGGTTTGACAGCAGATACGCCTGGTATTGGTAAGATTGTATCCCTAGATGGTATCTCTCAACTTAAAAATGACCAACTTAACGTAGATAAAATTGCATCTACTGTCAAAAAAGACAGAGGATTACTAGGTTCTATTGCAGATGGCTTTAATAACGTCATTTATGACCCACTTAAGGGTGCTACACGGTTTGGATTTGCTGCACTACGCTATCCATATGACTTTGTTACAACTTTAACCCGTGATATTGTAGCCAAAGATGATGTACAGAATAAATCTAATCAGATTCTTAAAGACTTAGCAACACTTGGCGGTAAGAATACACAACTTGGTTCGCTTGTTACTAACTTTTCTAACCAAGGTTCTGGCTTTTTCATTACACCAGAGAGCAAAGTAGGCAAAGAACAAGCCAAAGCGATGAGTGCTTATGGCAGTATCAGTGGTCAATCATTTACTATTGGTCGATATGCTGCTAAACAACTAGGTGCAGCACCAGATAGCACTGGCTATAAGATTCTTTCAGGCATCGTTGATGCAACTTTGAACATTGTTGCTGACCCATCTACATGGTTAGGTG